GTTTGTCGAAAAGTGTGGCAATACTTCTTGCTGCCATTAGCTGAATATCTATGTTACTTTCTTTTTTTATTTGTAACAGTAACATCTCTTCTTGTAGTTGTAGGTCTTGTTTCACTCTATGAGCTTTTTCAACGTCCACTCTCACCCCAAGAAATCGCATATCGACCAGGCAAGGAAACAGATCTGTCTCCAGGTCAAAGATCTCCTGCAGATGATCTTCAATAATAATCTTTTTACATTTCTGCCAAAGTTCTAAAGTTAGTTCAGCATCTTTCTCAGCATACGCTCCAACTTCCATCGCAGGTAATCGCCACATATCTGCTTTTGGATCTAGTCCTCTTTCTTTTGCTGCTTCAATAAGTTTCTTTTCATTCTTACCTTTTGATAAGTGATGCCAAGACAAAGTATTTAGTGTGTATGAAAATCTATTCTCATCAATTAGTGATGATGCAATCATGGTATCTAGTATTAAACCATTGATTTTTATACCTAATTTACGTATCCAACATACGTCATACATGGCGTTATGAAATATTTTTGTAGCTGGTGATTCGCAAATATCTCTAAACCATTCGATAGTTTTCTTTCTATCCATGTTAGGTCCATTCTCATGTGCGATAGGAAAGTATCCTTTGTATCCTTCTACAGCTACAGCAAATCCTACGATCTCCCCTTTACCAATTACAGATCCTGAACCTTTTGATTTTAGTTCTGGATCTCTTGTTTCTAAGTCAATTGCAATCTCAGGATAAGATCTAAGATCAGGGTATTCTGTTGGCATAAGCCATTCTGTATCAGGTAATATCATTTTTCAAATACGTAGTTGGTTTCTATAAATTTGTTCAAACTATCTTTGTTACTAAATGCATACAAAGATGATTGATAGTCATTAGGAAATATTTCCCATGCAACTATTGATGGATATATCTCTAAACGAAATTTATATTTATTTTTAATTGTAATATTTTTTCTTGTATAGTTTCTATTTGGCATTTTTCATGTCTTTCATTTTTTGTATTTCTAAATCACAATAGTGTTTTATCTTTTCTAAGTCTTGTATACCACCCTTGTACGGATAACGTATTACATACTTTATAACATTTCCTTGAAAAAATGTAAGTTCATTCTTTGAAATAAATTCATATGGTTGAATGAGATAATGTTGGTAGTGATTTCCTCCTATCTGTTTGTCTTGTGGAAATGCATCTTTAAATATATCTTTGCTTGTCATCTTATTACCTCCATGATGCAGAACCAAATACAAAAAGTTATTAATATGTCTGATGTAAGTATTCTCATAGTCTGTACTCCTTCCTTTTTATTTTTGATTTTAGTTTATATAAATTATTACGTGCTCTTGTAATTCCTACGTACCAAACGCGTTCTTCTTCATCACGCTTGTCAACACTTCTTTTTATAGATTTTTGTATTTTATCCCCTTGATGTAATGATAAAATTACGTTATCCTCTTCGCCACCTTTTATAGCGTGAATTGTAGACATAAATATTCTTGCATCTGCATCTAAATCTTCACCATTTTCTAACATTATTCTTATGTATCTTTTTTCTTTTTCTGGTGCTGCAACAAATACATCGTACCATTTTTTAGTTCTGTTAAATAATTCATTACCCATAAAGTCGGTGCATTCTTTTTCTTCTTTCTCTTCTAAAATTTTACCCTTGGTCCAGTCTGTGTATAATCTTGCTGCTTTGTATAATCTAACTTTGTAACTCTTACCTTTATTACTTTGATAATATAAATTTTTCTTTCTAACTTCTTTCATTAATTCTAATAATTGATTCTTGGTTCTTGTTAAAATTAACCATCTACCTTTTGTCAAATCTATCTGACCTAGGTTTGCAATGTATTTACATTCACCTTCATAGTCTCTTGCTAGATAATCTTTTTGTTTCCTGATGCCTGATATACGCTCTATTGGTTTATTAGATTCTTCCTGTACGATTCTTGATATACGTCTAGACTTCTTTAATACTTTTTCTTTGGCAGGTTCCTGTACAAATCTATTTACATCTGCACCAGCCCAGGCAAAGATAGCTTGGTCATCATCACCTGCAAGATAAACATCTTTACTTTTTTCTTTTAGTTTATCATATAGCTTCCATTGTAATGGTGATAAGTCTTGTGCTTCATCAATAAACACAACATCGAAGTCAGGAACTTTATTTAATACATTATTTATTATGTCGTTAAAATCATACAACTTATAGTTGTCTTTATATTTTAAAAAATTATCATGAATATGTTTTAGTGTACCCCATCTAATTTGTTTTCTGTCATGTTCATTACGATCAAACTCTTCTCTGATGCCCACATCTCTATTGATTGCTCTACCTATCATTTGAAAATATGGATCATTGCACGTCAGAAAGTGTGTTTCTTCTTCATTGTATTTATCAGAATACTTTACTCTGATGCCCAGTTCTTTACCTAAGTCTTCGTAATGAAATGGTTGCATAATGTTTTCTTCATTTAAACCAAGTGTATTATATGCAAATGAGTGTAGTGTTTGAAAGTGTTCTAGTTTCTTTTCATCTATAGGCATTCTTTCTCTAGCTTCTTTTGCAGCTTTTCTTGTAAATGCAAAGTAACCTATCTTATGTAATGGTGTCCCTATTCTAACGTATGCTCTTGCTCTATTAATAAGTCTGTGAGTCTTACCTGTACCTGGTGGACCATAGATTTTATGTATCATACTATGTCCTCTTCTTTATCAAACTCTAGTATTTCTTCAGGTGGTTCGTCTTCTTCAAACTGTTTCATGTCGACTTCCATACATCTGATAGCATTACCTTTACCAATTCTTTTTTGTTTGCTATCTGCTTTGAATACATCAACAACCATTGTCTTTGTTTCGTTTTCATCCATACGCCATTCGTTTCTTTTTAATTCTTCATAAAATTTGTAAAACAAAAAGTAACCTTTGTTTTCTTCTACGTATACAGATCCACTTTTAAATCCATTTAATGTTGAAGTTCTTACATCATTTAGATATTCTTTTAGATGTCTAAATAATATACCTGCCGGTTGTGATTCTGGATCTGGTGTCTCTACATTTAATTGTGACCATAGTTCAGCTACAATATCTTGAAAGTCTTTTGCTTTGATAGGTGGCGGTACAATGTTTGTATGTTCTGCAATTAGTGCTCTTAGTTCTCTTTGCTCTATAATTTGTTTTACAGTCTTTGCATTAATAGTTTTTATTTTACCGCTTGGTTGTTTGACATATAAAAAAAATTTTGGATGTGGTCTGTAATCCATTTTAGTTACACTAATTATCTCAGGCCATGATGCGTTTAGTTGTTTACCAACACCATACTTTCTACGTAAACATATACTCTTAGCGCATTTAGATTGTATTGGATCTTCGTTGCAAGTGTAACCTGCAGTGTCACCCTTCCATGCTTTTATTTTTGATTTGACTTTGTCATCACCCCAAATGTTATCGTATTTAATGTAGTCTCTTGCTTTTTCTAAAACCTTTGCTTCCCATTGATCTGGATATTTTCTTTTGGCGAATACCATGTAGTTGTATAAGAATCTGTCTCTTTCGTCCGGTAGCTTTTCTTTCGTTCTTTCTATATCGCCACATATCAGACCAAGACATGGTGGTCCCTCATCAAATTCTGCTGCCTGATTCTTTAGTTCATTACTAATTAGTGTTGTTCCAAACTCTTTTAATTGTTCCGCATTTTGTGCATTTAAATTTATAACTTTAATAAATGTATCAAAGTCTATTTCTTCTCCATCAGGTTTTACTGCTACACGATCTTTCTTGTTATAATATGGTAGGTTTATAAAATTACCTGATGGTCGTTTACCATCACTAGAATCTAATGAAGTTTGTTTTGGATATATCTCTGTTTTAGATGGTAGACCAAATATAAATAATAGTTTTTCTAAAAATTCTCTTATCTCCGATGCTTTTATTTTTTCTTTTGCAAATAAATATAAATGCAATCCACCTGACTTTGACTTAACAGGTATTATAGGTAGTTTCTTTTCTTCAATTACTTTTAAATATTTTTGTAGACTAAAGTTTGTGTAGTTCTTTGGATCTATATCTATTGCACCGAAGATAGCTTTACCTTCATCATCACATGGATTTACACCAATAGACTTTGCACCATTTAAATGTTCTTCGTAATCTTGATCTGTAATTTCTTTTTTAGCCCAACCATAATCTTTTGGTTCAAATTTTATTTTTCCAGACTCATCTTTGTATCCATTGTGTATGTTACAGAAACCATAATTACGTTTTAACCCTGTAAAATATTTTATAAAATCTTTCATAATGTACTAGGGCCGGTCCACTCTCGCTTTCCGGCCCCGCGTTGCAACTATTCCCGTAGGAATTATACGATGTCTCCTGTAGTAGAGTTGTTCTCATACTTAGGTTTAGCAGTACCTTTAGCTACGGTCTTCTGTAGTTCTTGTGCTGCCACATATAAGTCTGCATCTTCAGATTTAGAAATGTCTAACATTCTAACTTTAGATGGTTTGTATACATGCCAACTTTTACTGCCTGCAGTTTTGCCAACTGTTTTTAAGTTAAACAAAGCTGAGTATGCAGCAGGTTGAAATGTACCTTTGTCATCTGACACTCTTAAATTAGTTATCAGATTGTTAAGTTCCCTCGCTGGTGATAGATTCGATGAACGCATTGTTATCACAGCAGGTCTTGACTCATTACCCTGTACAACCATTACATAGAAGTAAGCAGTTTTTTCAACATAGTTACCATTTGGTAATCTATATCTACCATTTCTTTCTTCTACTGCATCTGCAGGTATCTGCATATGAGTTCCAACAGGTGCCGAAGCACTATCTCCTCTCTCTTGCCATTCAGGATATCTGGTTTGAGTGTGAGCAACAATTATATTGATACCCTCTTTCTCACCATCCATTAATGAACCAAAAGATGAAGCGTAGATCATTCCTGGTTTGGAACCCTCTACGTACTTTGGATCTCTTTCGTTGCACTCTGGAGATAGTTGATGAAGAATTTTTAAGATAGGTGTAGATATATCTTCCTTCTTAATTTCTTCAGCCCCCTTTCTAGAGTCGCCTCTGAGATTTATTGTTGCCAATGCACCAGCATCAGCTTTTTTAGCTAATTGACTTTCCATATTGTCCTCCTATTAGGTTATTAGTTTATTAGTTTAGCTTTTGTTTTTTATCTTTACTTGATCTACATCAAGTACAGAAAACAGATCAGTAGGAATTTCATTGCCTTTTTCTTTCCATTCCTTCATCACTGCTGATACAGAAGCATGATGAGCATCCTCTTTTTGAGAAGGCTCATAACCATGCTCCTTTGCAAGGTTAGCATAAGCCATAGCCTTGTTTTCTTCGCCTTGACCAAAAGTAACACTAATATTATTTTTAATAATGTCACCTAGGCCGTTGTCTCGAAGCCATTGATATGCATCTGCTCTTTTATCTGCTCTAGCATTTGCATAAAACTTTTTACCAACTGAAACTTCAGAACCATCTTTTAGTTTCAGTGTGCTTAAATTCATGTCATACATTAATTTTGGTATTACATCATAGACAAAATATTTTTCATCTTCTTCTAAATCTTTTATCTGTGCTTTTAATGTTGAGATTTTATTTTGTATTGATTTTAATTTCTCTATTTCTTCAGAGAGTTTTTGTGGGTCGATAACGTCACTTTGATCGGGCGCATCTTGTCGTAAGTTAATAGTCATTTGCTTTCCTATATATTTTTATTAATTTAATTTTTAATTGCGTCTAGATATATAGAGAAGTATTTTTTATTGTCAACTACTTTTGATGAATATTTATTTCAATTGGATAATAAGTTTTTTCTTGACGATCCCATTTTAATAATTTGTATTTTCCATTTGTAATATCTGAAACAACAGAACACACAACACCTATGATTGCAGGATCACCAGATAATAAAAGATAATCTTCTTCAGTATAATCTTTTAGAAGAGTTCTAAGTTTATGTATTAGTGGACCCGGTGATAAAATCATTTGCGAAAACTCAGGTAATATAGTCTTAATCTCGCCATATTTCTGTGCGCCTAAAATATTATATTTAGGTTCGCCTTTTGCGGTGCCTGGTATTTCTTGAATTAGATAAACTTTTGACATTGACTTTTTTCTTTTGTTATACTATATAGATTTTTAGAAAGAAAAGTAAAGTATGAACTATAAATTTAAAACTAAGCCTTATGCTCATCAATTAGATGCATTAGAAGCTTCTTGGGATAAAGAAAACTTTGCCTATTTTATGGAGATGGGTACAGGTAAATCTAAAGTATTATTAGATAATGCAGCTGTATTGTATGATAAAGGCTTGATAAATGGCCTGTTATTGATTGCGCCAAAAGGTGTATACAAAAACTGGTATGACTCTGAAATACCTACACACTTACCTGATCACATAGAAAAGAAAGTTGTTCTTTGGAAAACATCAGACAAGTCTAAAAAACAAATGTCTTTGTTAAATACTTTGTTTGAGACAGGCACAGATTTACACATTTTAATTATGAATGTTGAGTCCTTTTCAAAAGGTGATGGTTTAAAATTTGCACAAAAATTTTTATCATGTCACAAAGCAATGATTGCAATAGACGAATCTACTACGATTAAAACACCTACATCAAATAGAACTAAAAGTATCTTGTCTCTAAGACAAGATGCAAAATACAGAAGAATATTAACAGGCTCTCCTGTAACTAAATCACCATTAGATTTGTTTTCTCAATGCCAATTTCTTGACCCTTGGCTCCTTAACCA